CCAACTTTTTTAGTGCCATCTAATTCTCTTTCTTTTTTTTCAACATCGTTTTGTTCAACAGTTCCTGGTGGTGCTAACTCTATGTCTCTATAAAAACCGTTAACTTGTTGTTTACGTAATTCATTCTCAGACATTTTAATTACGTGTATTACTGATTCTGCATCATCTAAACTAGTTGCTGTGTAAGGTACAACTAATTCATCTGCAGGTATAAATTTTGAAACAACTCTGGCCATTGGCACATCGTAATAAACTTTTTTAAATGTAGAACCTGCAAGTGGTAAATGAAATAACATAGAGTCAAACTCTTCTTCGTATTCTTTCATTTGATCCATTAATAAATAATTCATGTAATCTTTTACACGTTGAGCTTGTTGTTCTGTTCCAGGATTTTTAATTCCTATAACTTGTGTTCTAACTGGTCCATCAGACGGTAATAATTCTTTGTAAGCTTGTGCTTGAAATTGTGTGACAGCTTCTGCCAACACTGGGTGTGTTGCACCAGATGCTCCTTGAAAAGGTTCTGTTCTGTTTTCGTATTTAAATCCTAAAAGGTCTAAACCTGATTTATAAGATTGCTCCCAATCTTTTCTTGACGCTTTGTAATCCATGTAGTTGTTAACCATTTCACCGCCAATTGGATCTAAAACATCGTCAGGTAAAATATCTGCTAGGTTGTCAAAGTGAGATTCTGTTCCAGGTATATTTATTGATCCCGGTTCAAAGTCAATTGTTGCACCGCCATCTTCTTCTGGTATGACCTCTACAGGTCCTTTTTCTTCTTCTGGTTCCTGAACAGCAATTTCTTCTTGTAGTTCCTCTTCTGATGGAACATCAATTTTAGTTCTAGTGTTCGGGAGTCCTTTATCAATATCTGCCATTTATACTCCTATATGTTAGTACCACGTTTTAATAATGATGACAACCCTTCTGAATTGGGTCCTCTTTCTGGCGGTGGGCCTGACTTATCGCCACCAGATAATCCTGCAATACCACCCTCGGCTAAAGGTTCACCTAATGCACTAGCACCTTGTGTTCCGTATATTTGTTCATCTCCATAGATTTGAGCAAGATTAGACAAAGGTAATTTTTTTAAATTTTCAAAACTTTTTTGATATTCTAAAAATTCATCTGGTGATTCACCTCTTCCTTCAAAATATCTTTTAGCCTCTTCTGCTGATACACTGCCAAGCGTTTTTGCAATTTCCATATCTTTTCTAAAATTAGGAAACAAACTAGGATCTAGGTTAAGAGAAGTTGGAGCCTGTGCATCTGATTGTAATCCTGAAAAATCCTCAGTATCTTTCATGGCTTCTGAAGTTTCTCTTACCGCTCCTAATTTTTTCATAGTATCCGATGCAGCCATACTTTCATCGTAAGCTTCATCTAATTTACGATCTGCAAAAAGTCTTTGCTCTAATGGCACAAAAAATTTAGTATCTAAATCTTTTTTAGCTTGAGCAATGGTAGCATCTAGATTTTTAATACTAGATGTATTGTCAAAATAGCCAAAATCAGAAGGAACATTTGTTGTTTCAAGATTTTTTCTTTGTGCTTCAAGATTATTTATTCTAGCTACAGTGTTTTTATAATCAATTGATTTACCAACTAGCTCACCAGTTCTGTCATTAAAAATTCTAGAAACTTTTGCGATGTCTGCCTCTTTTTTTTGATCGCCAGGTAAAAGATAATCAGATGCTCGTAGTCCTGCTTCTTTCCATGTATCTCCTAGAGCAGTTCTAGCTAATGCATCTGCTGTAAAAAGAAAAGCCTCTGGTAGCACACCATATTTTGCTACATTTCGTACAACATTTGAACCACCTTTTAAAAGTTTTAAAAAATCAGTTGCTTTTTCGTTTGGTATTTTTCCTTCGTTTATTGCTTTTACTCCACCTGCAACACAACTATTTAATTTAGCAAAATCTCCTCCACCAGATTTACCTACTCTTCCTTTTTTAAATACAGAGCAAGATGGATCAGAGCTTAATGCTGCAATTTGTGTTTGTATTTCACTTAAAGTAAACTTTTTACCTTTTATTAAAACATCTTTTTGTAGCTGTTGTGTGCTATCAATTATTCTTTTAATTCTTAAATCTGTGTTTTTTACTTTTGTTGGAAACACTCCTTTATTTAATTGTTTTCTAATTGCATTTAATTCACTTGTAGATAAATTTTTATTTCTTTCTAAGTGATATAGTGCAGAATTAACTCTTTGTGATGCTATACTAAGATTTTTAAAAGGTTTTTCTGAAACACCACTTCCATGTTCTATAGAGTAAGGATTACCAAAATTATCAAAACCTACTTGATAAACCTCTTCCATTAATTTTTGAAAAGTAATTTTTTTACCTTTTGGATTTAATGGATCTGTAACCTTTGTATTAAGTAGTTTATCGTAAGTATCTTTTGCTTGAAACACTTCATCAAATAATTTAGAAGTTTTTTTACCTTTGCTCCATTTTTCATTATCTGCATCAATTGTAGATAAAGTCCATTTAGTTTTTGGACCTTGTTGAGTTGAATCTATAAAATAAACATCACTAGGTTTTAAAGATTTAAAACCATTTTCATTTAAAGGAACGTCATCCCAAATAATTGGTTCATTTGTTTTTGCATCATAAAAAGTTATTGTGCCTCTTCCTGTTTTATATTTTTGATGATAATTAAAATTTCTAAGAGCATAATCAAAAACATTTTTATTTGCTCTAGTAAATCTTTTAATATCTGAAGAAAACTCAATATTACCTCCTTTTCTATATTCTGCAGTGCTTAAAATTTCTCGTAAAGTATTTCCTTCTCTTTCCTTAAATAATCTTCCTGTAGCAGCAAAATCTATTAAATCTTTATTTTTAATAAAAGCATCGTTATTGTTTAAACCAGCTCTTATAACTTTATTACTTTTTACTCCTGTAAGATCAGAAATTACGTTTCTTAAAAGACTTCTTTCATAAACATCAAAACCGGTTAAATTTTTTGGTGTTTTTAATTTTATATCATTATCATACAAATAATCAAAAGCCTTATTAACTTTGTCTGCTTTAGTGTCTAATCTTTCTATGTAATTTTTCCATTTTAAATCAATTCTTTTTTGTGGTGACACCTTTTTTTGAATATCCATCCATTCAGTGTGTTTTAAATCATTGTTAGCTCTTTCAATTAATATGTCTGCAAGTTCACCTCTCTTAGTTCTAGGGTATATTACTTTAATCCCTTCACGGTTCATGTTTTCATAAAATCCTATACTACCACCTTTTAAATCTTTAGTTTCTAAAAACTGTTTCCAAGTTTTTGTTTTAGATAAATCTTCTTTTTCAAAATCTTTTAAAACAATTTTATTAAATTGTTCTATTAATTTATCTTTATGTTTATTTAATTTTTTAGATTTAATTGTTGCTGTTTTTGTAGCAGCGTACCCTGGTCTAGATCCATCAACGCTTGGTTTAACTAACATACCACCATCGGCCATACCAGGTGGATTGTCTCTCATAAATCTATTGATCGCTTCTCTGTCTACAACGTCTTGTCTTGGCTCTGGTTGAGGTATGTTATCTGCTGTGGTTAATACACCTTCGTCAAATAAATTTTGTAGTTCTACAATTTTATTTAAAAATTTTTCATCCATGCTATTCCCCTAGCATTCTTGCGATACCACCCGATGCATTTTCTTTTCTACCTTTTGTTTGAAGGTTTTTGATAAGTTGTTCCATCATCATAACATCTTTTTCACCAGCTCCTGCTGGTACTGGTGATTTAAAAGATCCTTCAGGGAACATCATTTTAACAGCTTGATCTCCATAACCAGGAGAAGCTTTATTCATGGATGCCGCTAAGTCGGCTTTTGATTTATTAAAAGCTAATCTTGATTGAATCATATCTCTAACATTTTCTACCATTTCAATTCTTTTACCAGTCATCTCCTCTTTTAATTTTAAATATTCAGATTTAGACATAATTCTTTTAGCTGAATCTGGTAATAATCTATAATTTGTTATATTTAAATATTCCGATGGACTGATACCTTTTTCTTTTGCAAGGTTTTTAATTACGGCTTTAAAAATTCCACCACCAAATATAAATGGTATACGACCGCCCTCTGCTTTTTTAATTGATGTTGCTTCTTCTCCAGCTTCTTCTATAATTTCTTTTTGAATATATTCATCCATGGCTTCTGCTCCTGCTTCTGTTCCATCTTGGTCAAACTCTACTCTATACTCTTCATATTCAGCAGCTTCGTTGGTTGTTTTCTGTGTTTCTACATCAACGTCTTGTTTAGGAGCTTTATATTCCATAACAGTTCTATCTTCTATGACATCATAACTACCCTCTTCATATGATCTTCCACCTATTTTATCTTTTGTAATTTGTGCATCACCTGTCGCAATATCTTCTGTTAAGGTATACTCATCACCATTCTTACCTGTGTAAGAATATTCATCTACTCTATCCGATGGCCCTACTTTTGATTTTTTTCCATTTAATTTTATTTTTTTAACCAACTCAAAAAAATATGTTGGAGCTTCAGAACGTGCTGCACTTTCAAATGGAACTTTTGCAACTGGTGCAACTTTACTTGCAACTTTTGCACCTTTAAACATTTTACCAACAACAGGCAGTGTTGCAAGACCAGCCATAATTTTCATAAACGTTCTTCTGTCCATGCCGTCTTTTAAACCAATACGTCCACCGTCTGCCATTTGAACTGCAGCAGGTTTAAGTGCAAATTTATCACTAGTATATTGTTTATATATTTCGCTTGTTGGATCAGAAAAAGCATCTATTCCAATCGCATTCAATGCAGCCTCTTCCTTTGCTGTGTCTAAAGCATCTCCTATTGTTTTACCTCCAGGACCATCTGCAATAGCTCTACCCACTTCAAATACATTTTGATAAGCAGAAGCTAATTTTTTTGCAGTATCTGGATTCATGTTTGGAAACCTAGCCATAAAATCAAGACCACCCATCTGATGATAGTTAGGTGTGTTTGTTGTTTTCATCATATCTGTAAATCTATCGTGAGCTAAAAATTTTTTAAAAAAAGAATCATCCGGTGGATTTCTTTTTTTTAATCTCTCTACTATTGGATTAGTTTTTGGTGATTTACTAATTACGCTTGGTGGTCCTTTTGGTCCACCTCCTCCGCCTCCTGTAAAAGGATTATCATCTCTAACATTTCCTTTTACGTCTGTGCCTGGAGATATGTTTCCGTCACCCGCTACTGCACCTTTAAAAAAACCTATACGACCACCTTCTGCAAAATCATTGTCATCAAAATCCATATCTGTTTCTTTAGGTTTTATATTTCTTTCAAAGATATGATCTTCTGTATCTTGTAATATTTTTTTAGCATCTTGTTTTGATAAATTTTTGTATTGGCCCTTTCTGCCAATTACAGAGCTTGCTTCTTTCATAGCATCAACAGGATCCATTGCTAAAATTCTCTCTATAGTCGCTGCTACACCTGAGTCTATTCTTTGTTGTACTTCTTTAGCCGCTGCATCTCTTTCAAAAAATTCTCTATTTATTGTTTTACCTTGTTGCGTACCACCTATGATAGGTTTGCTAGGATCTAGTTCTTCTCCTTGTAGATTAAATATTTTTGCTGACTGAGTTGATTTAATACCTTTATCAACAGGCTTTGCTGCACCTCTCATCATCTTATCAATGCTGTCTAAAATTGTTTCTAACTGCTTGTCGTTTTTAATCATTCTTGGATCGATACCCGCATCCAAAAGAGTTTTTGTAATTACAGCTTCTCCAAAATCTAGTTTCATAGAACTAGGCATATTAACAATACCTTGATCGTTAGTTTTCATCATTTGTTTTGCAACAAAATTTCTTATAGAAAATATAGCCATTAGTAATATACTCTTCTAGGTTTCTCTGCCTTTTCGTCTACGTAATCTTCAGGGTGACCGATCAGACCGCCCTGCCTGAATCGCATAATCGCTTGTGTCGTAGAATCCACAAGGTCATCATGATCGCCATATGGAAAGGATGCGCACTCCTCTATGACTTCCTCAGCAAATTTTTGCTCAGGAGCCCATATCATACCAGATTCAAATAAAGGTGCAACAGCATTTACACGTGCGTGCTTGTCGTTTCCTTTGCTTGGTGTAAAGTTCACAACTGGTATATCCATCTGTCTAAGCTCGTATGTAAGTGGTAAACCACTAGCTTTTGCCTCAACTATAACAGATTCTGGTTTCCAATAAGTATATTGCTCTAACGCCAGACGTCTTAGTTCTGGAAACTCGTATCTACCTTTTATGGCATCAAGTAATATTAAATTAGCGCCTGAGTCTTCGTCAGGATAAAATACACCCCATGTCGTTATCGCACTGTAGTCTGCAGTTTCTTTTTTTAAAAATGCTGTATCATAAGATTGTATGACGTGATGTAGATGTGGTATGTCCTCACCCGTGTACGTTCGCCACCATTCACGTTTTAATATTGCGCCTTCCTCTGATGTTGGTTGTTGCATCCATTGAGCATTCCATTTAGCAACGGGCAGTGTTGCTTGCACCTTTTCTAATTCGTCTAGCTTCCAATACTCAGGCCACA